CGTTGCTACAACGAGAAGAACCCGAATTACGCACGCTACGGGGCCAAGGGTGTTCGCATCTGCCAACGCTGGCTGGACAGTTTTGACGCCTTTGTGGACGACATGGGGATGCCTCCTGAAGGCCACTCAATCGACCGTATTGACCCCCACGGTGATTACTCTCCCGAGAACTGCCGGTGGGCTGATCGGTTTACACAGTCCCAGAACCAAAGAAGGACCAAATACCATCAATGGAAGGGCGAATCCCTCTGCTTGACGGAGATATGCCGCCGGGAGAACGTGGACTACTTTCAGGTTTATTGGGCGCTTATCGCTGGTAAATCCATCGAGGAAGCTGTCCAGTCAGCCAACAAGCCATTCAAGGAAAGAGCCAAAGGATCGAAGGCTGCTGGTTCAGTCCAATCTTCAATTAAATCTTACTCCTGACAACTTCATCTGGAAACCAGTTGCCCACCCATCAATCTAAACATATCTTACCTACCTATATGACACCTACCACCCTGCTCCTCCAAGGAGACTGCCTCGAACTCCTCCCCTGCATCACAGACGCCTCTGTTGCCCTAGTTCTCACCGATCCACCTTACGGCACCACGGCCTGCAAATGGGACTCTGTGATCCCCTTTGAGCCGATGTGGAAGCAGGTCTGGCGCGTCCTAAAGCCAAACGGAGCCGCAGTATTCACTGCCAGCCAGCCGTTTACGAGTGCGTTGGTGATGAGTCAGGTGGGCAAATTTGCCTACCAATGGGTGTGGGAGAAAAATAAGGCGACAGGCCACCTCAACGCCAAGAAAAGACCTTTGGTGGCACATGAAGATGTCGTGGTGTTTTACGCAAATCCGCCACTTTATAACCCACAAGGTTTGATCGAAAAAGAAACACCTACCATTTCCAAGGGGAATAGGGGTAAAAAGGGGCGAGGAAGCAGCGGCGACTGCTACGGACTAGCAAAGAAAGATGCGATCCAAACTCACACCAATTTTCCCCGCTCAGTCATTCGATTTGGCGTGGACATGAAAGCTGAGTTCCACCCCACTCAAAAGCCCGTCGCCCTGATGGAATACCTGATCCGCACCTACACGAACGATGGCGAGACGGTGCTCGACTTCACCATGGGCAGCGGAACCACCGGGGTAGCCTGCATGAACACAGGTCGGAACTTCATTGGAATCGAGCGTGACGAGAAGTATTTCCAAATCGCCAAGGAGCGGATTGAGAGCACCAAACCCGTTGCCACCTCCCACCCCTGATATATCTTACTCCACCGATATGAACCCCGACAACCACACCTACATCGCTTGGCATTGCACCAAATGCGGCCACTGCCACGTTTCCAGCACGCCAGTTTCTTCCTACCCGGTAAAATGCCCCTCCTGTGGAGAGCAATCCATCAGGTTAGGCCATCCAGTGCTACCAACTAATAGCGTTTCTCGTGATGATCGCCCTAGTCGATACGATTTCTGTTCCAACAAAGAGACAATCCAAGTCTATATTTACTCTCTTGATGGCAAAAGGATTGGAATCTGCCTTGATGAGGAAGATGTTCCTGACTGCACTGACGACCCGGTTCATGTGGCTGAACTGGTCCTGAAAGAAATGGAGTCTTGGATTTATTACAGCCAGTTGCCAAGGCTGCGTGAAGTTGTTGCCTCCATGAAGGAAAATGCCGAAAAGTCTGACGAGAACGCTAGGCTGAACAGGATTGAGGAGTTGAAAGCGTCCATTGTCAGTAATCTCCACGAACTCAAGATCATCTCACAGTAATTTATGAAACTCACCCGACGCAAAAACATCGCTCTAGGCATCTTCTTTGTCACTGCGAACATCGCCTCCGCTGCCCTTTGCTGGCACCAGTTTGGCAGTCCTGTCATGCCGTGCCTCAACATGTTTGCTGCTGGTCTTTGTGCATCCGAAGTGATTGACCTCATTATCTCTTAACCACCCCATGCCCCGCACCCCAATCTCCCTCAAAGGCCGCACCTTCGGCCTCCTCTCCCCTGTCCGCATCGTCGGACGCAACCGCTTCCACAACGCCATTTGGGAATGCCAGTGCTCCTGTGGCAACACATGCGAGGTGCTTTACCAGAACCTCACGCAAGGATCGGTGAGTTCCTGTGGATGCAAACGTCAAAAGAAAACGCCATGAACATGCTCAATATGACAATGGTGCCGGTGAACCCGCCCAACCCTTTCAATCCTCCGATTGGTCGAGTGCCGCTGATTTTCAAAGCTGTTTGGATCAGCAATCCACCCAACTTCACCATCATCGACGGTCCAGCCTTGGAGAGACCTGAGCAATGGGCAGCTCCCACCCAAGGGCTTCTGGTTGAGATGGTTCATCTCGCCATTGATTGCGTTTGCTCATGGCATGAGCGCGAGCCTGAACTCTCCATCCATTGCACGCAGGAGGCGTCTGAAACACTGTCCGATCTCAGCTCTAGAATCAATATCACAGCCTGCATCCCTGAATCCAACGATGGGATCAATGACTGCATCATCAGCGCCAAGTGCTTCCACACCAAAACCATCATCATACGCTACCTTGAGGAAAAGCAGTGATTAAATCTTACTTCTCACTTGCCAGCCTCCAAATTCGGGCGTAGCTTTGTGGACCGATATGACAATCAGACCACATCTGACGACCGACTTCATCATCAAGGTCTTCCTCTCACCCGAAAAGAATCTCCGCGCATGGACCGTGCTTCCTACCTTGGCCGCCATCACCGAGCTGGGTCAGGCCACCATTGATGACATCGTGGAGCGCCTGCGAATCTCCCGTCGCGCATGCCAGAGCGCCCTGCTCATCGTTGAGCGTGCTGGCCTCATCACAGTCCAGCGCAAGTCCAACGGCTACAAGGGCAAGGAGAAGAACATCTACCGTATCAAGCCATGAACTTCACAGACGAAGAAATCCGAATCAAGGTGGCGGAGGCGTGCGGCGAGGAAACAGTCTTCAACCTTCATCCCAACTACCCCGAAGACCTGAACGCCTGCGCGGAGTTTGAGGCGAAGCTGACGGATGAGGAAAAGGCATCCTACGTTATGCGGCTTAACGCAAGTCACCCAACTTCTGACATATTTTACCCGGACCAATCCGAGCGAGGCTTCAACAATAAGCTAGCAAGAGAAGTATTTGGCCTTGTTTCTGCCACCGCCCGCCAACGCTGCGTTGCCTACCTCAAAACGAAAGGACTGATCCCATGAAACCCCTTCTTCTTCTCTGCCTGCTCCTGACAAGCTGCCAGACTGTCAAAGACCGGCTCGACCTCTGGTTTGTCGTGCCAAGCAACCCGTTTGAACAGCCAATCCAAAAGCCATGAATACCACACCCACACCACCACAGGGCTACAAGCTCGTCAAAGGAATCGACATCAAGGACCTCTTGCCGATTGATGGCATAAAATGCTGGTATGAGCACAGCCAAGATTGGCTATTTTCTGTTTATAGTCGCAACTCAACAATGACTGAAGCTGACACACAAAACATATACGCCATCCCATCCTCACCCGAGTCCATCACCGACGAGGCCAAGACCATCGTAGCAGGCGACCGCGCATCCGACTACGGCGACGCCAACGAGTCCTTCTCCCGCATCGCAAAGCTCTGGAGCGCCTACACTGGAGCGACCATCTCACCTTGGGATGTCGCCCAGATGATGATCCTGCTGAAAGTCAGCCGAGCCAAGACCAGCCGGAAACGCGACACGCTGGTTGATATTGTCGGGTATGCGGAGTGCGCGAGCAAATTGGAGTGAGATGTTGTAAACACTTTCGTAAATAAGTAACGAGTCGAGAAAATCGGCCACAAAATCGCTGGGTGCCTTGATTTATCAGGGGTTCAAGCAAATCAAACAGCGTAAAGTTAACGTAAAAGAAAAGAAGGAATCGACCTTTTTTGTAAAATGCGTTGACAGTTTACGCTGTTTGCTGTATGGCGACTCATGCAATCTTGGATCAAGCTCTACTGCACGGTCAATCAGTCATCCATCAGCCAGTGTTCCTATCCGACTCGCCTTGTCTGGTATTCCATGATGGCAATTTGCGGTCTGGACGGCATTGCTCGTATCTCAGAGGATTGTGTGGCTAGAATTGCTAATGTGAAAGAGGAAGAAGCTAGGGAGGCGCTTGTAACACTTTCCAGCCCAGACCCGCACTCAAAAGACCCAGATCACGAAGGTCGCAGAATTGAGAAAGTTCCTGGAGGATACCGCATCCTGAATTACTTCAAATATCGGGACATCAAGTCTCCAGCCCAAAGGGCTTCCTACATGCGAGACTACATGAAGGAGTATCGGCAAAAGAAAAAAGAGAAGAAAAGCCAGATGACTTGGCAGGAGTCTTACCAAAACGAGGCAAATGACGCCATGACTCTGCCGATCCCGCCTGAATTTGGCGCTGATGTCGAGGGAGCGATGATTGATTTCCTGAATAGTCGCTTTCATCTGGCAACTGAGCCAGATCGCAAACAGGACCGGGTTCGATTAACATCGGCAATGGTGATGTCTCTCTTTGACGCGACAAGGATCGCTCTCATCACAAAACAGCCATCCGAAGTGGCCTCCCGTCTCAGGACAGCGGCAATTTCAGGCTACCGATCACCCAAGTTGACCGACTTGTATGCTTGAGATTCCAGATTCATTCAGGCCACTCGCCAAAGCTAGAGCTAATAGGCTGTTGCTGGCTGAGCCTGATGAGGGTCGTCAAGCAAGAATCCTAAACTCCATTTGGGAGGAAGAGTGGAAGCTTGACCGGCTGGAATGGCGAAGCTGGATGGACACGATGAAGAGAAAATTCAGAGAAAGATACCCATGAAACTCACCAATGAACTTTTAAATGAACTGATTGGCGATAAATACCAATACCCAGAAAGGGGTTGGTTTGAGGCTAGAGACTTTTTCCAGATGCTTGAAAGGGAGGGCGAGTTGCCTGACCAAAACAATCCGCATTATGCCGGTTTGAGCAGATGTTGGAGCTGGGGAGGCAAGACCCTCAATGGGTATGCAGTGATGATGCTAGGAGGTAAGACTCATGGGGCGCACAGATTTTCATACCGTTTCCATCATGGTGAAATTCCAAATGGTATGGTTGTTCGTCATCGCTGTGACAACAAGATATGCACAAACCCGGACCATCTTGAAATTGGAACTCCTAGACAAAACGCACAAGAGGCGCATGAACGCGGCCTTGTCAAAAAGGGAAGAATTACATCAAAGGCCTGCCAGACTAGCAAGGATAAAATGCCATTTTTGATAGCCGGATCATTAGCGAATGAATTTGGTAGGCTTTTGACACAAATGCACTCGCCAGACACCAAAGAGCGAGAGGGCGCTCTTTCAAAGTTTCGCAATAAACTTTACTCTATATTCAAGGATTGCTACGCAATGGCATATTCAGACAGAAAGCATCTTCAGCCCAAAGAGGCAAAAAAGAGAATTTTGTCACTCAATCCGTTTGAGTATGAGGATTGTGATGAAGACCACTCGCTGAGTGAGGAATGGTCGCAAGATTTGGACGACGAACGGTAACTTTACTTGCCTCCACCCAAAACCCAGCATAACTTACCACCCACCATATGACCGAAGCCTTCCCATACCTCATCGGAGCAATCGCCGCCAGCATCCCGTGGCTGATATTTTCAGCATGGCAGCAGTATCAATTCCACTGCAAAACGATGGTCGAGAAAGAGATTTCTTTCCGCGCTGGATTCACGCATGCACGCCACCTTTTAAGCGGGAGGCCGGTGGCGGAGTAGAATATCTTTATGATACACGCGATTTTATTTATTACGGCCTTTCTGGCTGGCGCTCTTACGCTTCTAGCGGCGCAAGACTTTTATTCACGCATCCATGACTGGACCGTGGCGGCTAGAGTAGCGTTTTCATTTTTGGTGGTTTATTTTGTTGTCTTATTTCTATACGCATGAACGATCAACTCGCCAAACCCCTCACCGAATCCGAGCGCCACGCATCCCGTCAGGCGCTCAATCAACTCCACCCCGGCAATCGTTTCCGGCTGATGGCCGGGCTGTCGATGTTGCCCGAAAAGGAACCACGGCCCGTGAATGAACGTGTTGCGATCCGGTAAATTCGAGTATTCTCCCTCATGGACTCCCTCATCACCCAGCTTCGCGCCCTTCAATTCCTTGCTCATCGGGCGCACAATGTCATCAAAGGTCCGACTTTCTTCGAGGACCATGAGTTCCTTGGCGAGCTTTACCCGGCTTACGAAGCGGCCTACGACAGCGCCGTGGAGCGTGTGATTGGCCTTGGGACTGAGAAGTTGAGCCTCGCCAAGATCAACATCGCGGCGTCCAAGATGTCCGACATCCTGCCCAACGAGACAAAGCCGGAGCCTTTCTTCCGCGCCATTCTCAAAGGTGAGGAAGACCTGTGCGGGATGATTGATGAGGCGGTGAAGGATGCCTCGCAAGGCACGCAGAATATGCTTCAAGGATTCGCCGATGAGAGCGAGAAAAGGCAATATCAGTTGAAGCAGCGTCTTTCCGCTTGAAGTTTACGGGAATAGAAAGCACATTTACTCATGCCAAAGAAATCCCCATCACTATCAGTCGGTCGAGGCGAGAAACTTCCTGTGTCGAAGGGCGCGGGATTGACCGCTAAGGGTCGAGCAAAATACAACGCCGCCACCGGCAGCAATCTCAAAGCGCCCGCTCCAAACCCAAAGACTCCAGCAGACAAGGCTCGTAAGGCCAGCTTTTGCGCGAGAAGTTCTGGGTGGTCTGGCGAGCGCGGCAAAGCGGCCCGCAAGCGTTGGGGTTGCTGAAACAAGTTGTCAGATCGCTTCTGACTGAACTAAGAAGATGCGGGGTAGTCTTAGCTAGATTAACAAACAAGCCCGCACAATTTGACTCTGCGGCGTGGACAGTGACACGCAGTTACCACAGACTAGAGTGGCCCTTAGCGTAAAAGACTTTTCTGAAGAGTGTCGTTACTCCGTGGATTAGCCGCAAGATAACGATCAAGCGCACTCACAGAAGGGGCGGGAGCGCGGCCCCGACAACACTCAAGACTGACTCTATGGAAACACTCATTGATAACTCACCGGCCCCTTCTGTTGAAGTGCCGCGCCTTGTTCGGCTTCGTTGCTGGCTGCGGAATCTCCGCCACTGGAAAACAGGCCGAGCCATCCGCGACCTTGAACGCGCCTTCTGGTCTGATGACGGCTTCGTGCTGACGTGGAAATGTCACATCGCCATGACGTTGATTGACCGCTGCGGACTGCCTCACGACAAGGCGAACGAGTGCGCCGACGAACTGATGCGGGCGCTCTTTGGATGTAAGCCGAACGAGTAGCTGGTGCAATTCTGGCCTGAGTCACCAATTTCCCACCTATATGAACCGAGAACTCAAAATACACCTCCGCGAACTAAAGGCCAAAATGAAAACCCGTGACCGAGAAGTGGCGGAGTTTGAGGCTAAGGCAAAGAAGGCCTTCCGCGATCACAACAAGGCGATGAAGATCACGGTGATTCAGCTTGGCAAGCTCATCCGGCAGTCTGGCAAAGATCGTCGCATGAAAAACTACCAGCTTGCGGCAGAGATTGGTATTTCTGAAGCGGTCCTCTCATTGCTTGCCAACGGCCTTTACAACATGGGCGACAAATACGTAGCTAAGATTGAGGCTTGGGTAGAGAAACAGTGATCTTCTTCCAGTGATACCTGACAGTTGCCTCCGTGACGCCCATCATGGAGGCAATTTTCTTTTGTCCCATGCTCCAATCGACAGCCTGCCACACCCATTTTGGAAGGTATGGGCGCGAAACTCCTTTTGACCTACGCCTTCGCTCGGTGGCAATTTCAGCATGAGTCTGGCATAACCCCCATTTCTCGATAGGATTTGGGCAGATTGAGCACAACCCCGCATCTCGCTGTTTGAGTTGCCATTTGCGCTGCCTGCTTGAGGGTTTTTCTGCCATTTCCGTGAAAAGAGTGCTTGACGCCATGAGTTAGTCAACGAAATAATCGGCTTGTGATGCCCAACTTTGGGAATACTCTGCCGAATGTCCTTGCAGCTTTCTAATCAGCCGAACAATCCTTCGACGCTCCCGCCTATTGTCGATGCGGAAGATGGGGAAATCATCTTGCGGAACCGGGTGAAAGACCCTGAGTCACTCCAGAGTGTTTGGAACGGCCTGTTCATCGCTGATTTCCAAGCGATGCGTGCTCGGGCGCTGGTTCAATCTGAAGTGGACGGAAATCCTCCTTTCTCTGATAATCGGGACCGGATTCACGGGATGGCTGGGCGGACGAATGTGAATTTTGGCTACCTCTCCCAAAGCCAGCGCGAAGTTGAGGAGCCTTACATCCAGCTTTTTCATGCGATTGACCAGTTTGGCATGGTGCCGACTGAGTTTGGCGATGAGCAGCAAAAGTTAGCTTGGAGCCAGATCATCTCCGAGGAAATCACCCGGATGGTGAAGAATTGGAGCGACTTCAACTTCAACATCCAGCTTTGCGTCCATCAGTTCACGATGTTCGGGGTGAGCTTCACCTTCCGAGAAGATAAATACGACTGGCGCTGGAAAGTCTATGATTTGCAGTATTTGAAGCTGCCTCGCCGCACTCGGGCCACGATCAACGATGTCGATTTGGTGGTCTGCAAGGTGGAGATGCTTCCGAGCGAGCTTTACCGGAAGATTGAGAACCGCGATGCTGCTATCAAGGCTGGATGGAATCCCGATGCGGTTCTGGAGGCAATCAAGACCGCTCAACAGCGTTCTCCCGACACTTCAAACCCGCAGGAAACTCAGGAAACCTACAAGGATCAGGACTATTTCAGCGGTCTTTCCGCCACCACGGTTCAACTCATTCACGGATGGGTGGCTGAAGTGGACGGCACCATCACTCACGTCATTGGTCGCTACGATGGTCAAGGCGACTGGCTGTATCGCTGCGAGGGCGTTTACAACCACATGAGC